ATAGCTGCTAAACGCAGCAAACGTCGAAGTATTACTTTAGTTAGGAAGCTTGGTTAAGAAGATTCATATGCACTACAACTAAATGTGCATAACCTATTGAGTGGCTTTTTTTAAAGTAGTAACTATTATCGCTAGGTTTTTCCCAAATAGTTTCAGCAACTTCTCGCCAAGTTCGCCCAATCAAATGTCTTTTAGCCGGGCGTATTACAGCTAAAAACATCGCCAGTCTGGGAATAGAATTTACCGCTTCAGGCATACGAATAAGTGTGTCATAATGTGCGCCTATATGTATCAATTTACTACAAAACTCACTGTCATACAACTTGTCCCAAGGGGGCTCTTGCTGCATAAGTTCTAGAAGATGTTGTTCAGAATTTACGTGTTGATAAACACCTACATTCAGCACATCAACTTTGATATAATTTCGTTCTTCGGCTGCTTCATAATCTATGCTAGCTCGTTCACTTAGTGGGTCTATAGGTATTTCAGTAAAATATACACCTGTGTTGTGCCCAGAACTTTTATTATCTTTAATAATACTAGCAGGAATATGCTTGACATAGGCTAAAGCCTGATCGCGATCAGCAACATCAATGTCTATGTCAGATTTAAATTTCATAGTCCGGCTTCTTTTAGTATGTGTTTACACCATTCCATATCGGCGATGTAATCGCTGAATTTACGATTCCAAAAATCAGGATCAATCCAAGGCATAACCAAAACCAAATGTTCTTCGCTAAGATTTGCAAGCCACTCAATGCCACTATCGCAGTTGTAAACAATCCAAGGAGTAATACGGCCAGTGGTAATATGATGACAAATCCTATTAGTATTGCCATACCTAAAATAATGGCTAAAATCAGCAAGGCCGCTATTTCCGGAAACATAATCTTCCATTTCTCTGAGCCCTCTTTCAAGTGCGTCTTGCGGGGATTCTCGTCTGACGTATTCATGTAACCATTCCTCGTAGTAACTATCCTTGGTCCAGTGATCAAGTTTCTTATTAGTATTTAAAAGCCATGCAGTAAAACTAGGGCCATTAATAGCCCTAATAGCGACCAAATGTCTGCCGTAACGAACGAAAGCACGATAATAAGGGCTGTTAACAAAGTCTTCATATGATTTTAGTTTAGCGGATCCCTGTGTTGTTTCATAAAATTGTAAGTAGGCTCTTAATCCAAATTGTACGCCTGTTTCTGTTTCCTGTTGCCAGCGTCGTTTTTGTTCACAGAGATGTGCAGCGAGTGTGGATTCTCGACGGAATATCTTTTCGCAGTACTGACATTTATAACTCTGATCTAATTCGCTTGTCATCCCATCCGTGCTCACGTGCAAGTTGTTTAAGATCCTCTTTTGAATTTACTTTAGCCAACAACTCAAGTTCATCTTCTTTGTAGTCAGGATAAAAATTCTTTAAAAATTTTATAGTTTTATTTTCACTACTTTCACGTTTCTTTTGTTTTATCCAATCATGTCTGAACGTGCCCATACCTGGACTAACTGTAGTAGCAGACAACCATTGAAGGTCAGGGTATCTTGATAAATCAAAGAAATGTTTGTTTAGATTTTCATTACAGGATAGAAGATAGTACTGTTGTAATTCTGTGCTACCTTGCACAGAACTTCCCCAGCGTATCATTAAATAAGTACTAAATTTTTTACGTTCCTCGTCGGTTAAATCTTTATAGAAGTTACGATCTTTAGAATCAAAAGCTCGCATTTCATTTGCAATATCAAGTTTACTCATACTGGATGATGTTCTGTAGTTTTGTCTTGCCGACTTAATATATAAATTAGTTTAGCACGATCTAAAGCTTCTTGTAAAGCAGGATTTGTTTTAGCTGTTCTCATTATATCCCCCCACATTTTGTGTTCCATTAGGTCATTATGTAGATCATAATCCCTGCCTATTTCAAATCTTTGGTCCGGAGGGTCACCTACTTTTCTAGCATAGGTAACTGTACCTACACGCTCATACACATATTGTGCTCCTGGTTCTAATCTACCAGCATTTTCCATAATCCACCACCTCACTTTGTCTTGAAATATCCTTTACAAAATATGCACACAACGGTTTATCTTTCCCGGTCTCTAGAGGTATTGCTAGTAACTGTCCAGGTTTAAGTTTAGGAAAATACCATTTAACATCTTGATAGATGTCTACAATTTCAATTTGTGCAAATTCTGGTTTAAAACTACTGATTGGGTTAAAACAAAATACACTAAAGCCACGATCGTTAATACTAGTTAATGGAACTACTTCTAAGTCACCTAAATCTGGTTCTCCAATTAGTACATGCCAATCAACTGGCATCTTTATTATGTTGTCTTTGATTCTTAATACTAAAGCTGGACTATTGAAGCTTTCTAAAAAAATTAATGGTATGTAAAAATAATCAGGAGTTCTTGGATCACTGTTATCTAAAACTGCAAAACGTAAATCCTCGACTTCGTCGGGAATCTCGTTAAGTTCATAAGCTGTATTTTCTAATGTAAGTATTCTCATTGCCACTCGGCCTTTTCTACTGTGAAAGGATAATTAGCTTCCTTATAGAAAGCTTTACGTTTTGTTAAATGTCTTTTTGCAAATTTACAGGTACTGGTTATGTCCCAGATTTGAACAAAATCTTTGTCTTCAGCTTTACGAATACCACGCCCAATTGATTGAATAACTCGGACAAAAGACTTCCCAGGCTCAAGCAGAACAAGATTAAAAATGCGGGGAATATTAATACCAACAGCAGCAACACCGTAGGTAGCGATAATGATTTTGTCTGAAGCTTCTGCCACTTCGTCATAGTGTTCTTTTCTTTCCCCGGCCTTTGTTGCTCCACTTACAAACACGCTGTTAGGCGTTCGATCAGCTAGTGCCCTGCCAGCACTAATTCTATCTACTAATATTAATGTGTTACCAGATTTAGCAATAGATTGTATTAAATTACTTATATAATCTAGTCGATTAGAAGTTTCAATTAAGTATTTTAATTCACTTTGGTAGTTATTATATTCTACATAATCAACTAGTTGAACAATATTTACATGACATTGCGCAAGGTGACCGGCTTCTTGTAGTTCACTTGCACTAAGCTGGCCTACTACCGGTCCGAGCATGCAATTGATGCTTTGTTTTGCGTAATCTTCTTTAGGAATAGTTCCGGTCAATCCCCAACGTATTGGTACATGAGCAAATGGTCCAGACAATAAAGTTTTAAGTGCATCTGCTTTGGCTTGATGTACCTCGTCTACTATAACTGCAACTACACCTTCTAAGAACTCACCTATAGTTATTTCAGCCTCAGCATTCTTAGTGGTCTTGAGTAAGTTGTTTAGACTCTGCCAAGTACAAATAGTGTGTGTACGATTGTATTCTTTTCTATCGCCAAAGTACACACCTGTATCTAATTCAAGATTCACAAAGTCATCTTCAGTTTGTGTGACTAGGCTTTTATTAGGAACAATAATAATTGTACGGCCATATTGACTTACAGAATCAGCTAGTGCTGCTGTAATAATAGTTTTACCAGCACCAGTGGCTACTTCTTGTACACACTGCGGGTTCGCAAAGAACCTGTTTATAATTTCAGGCTGATAGTCTCTGAGTACTATAGGTTCGCCTACTCTAGGATGTCCTTTGGGCCAAGATTTGTGTGCATATGAATCTTCTGTTACAGGTGTAAAATCGAATGTAGTACGGTAATCTCTTGTGTCAATTACTTCAATATCGTAACCTTGTTCGTCAAGATAAGGAATAATTTCCGGAAGTAAATTTATGTAAGTTGTTCCACCTAAATTAAAAAAAGGTACCTTACCATCCCATCGTCCTAAACGTACTGATGGTTGATATCTTGCTCCTGGGATTTCATATTTGTATCGCTTAACTAAAGTCGTTCGTGTGCTTAATTCTAGTCCTTCAATTTTCACATTGACTTCGTCACGTATTAGTAATTTTGCTTGCATTGTTATTTTTGAATATTTTTATTATACACATCAGTTGCAAAGTATACAATCTTTTCGGCCTTCTGAAGTAGTAAAGATTTTTCACCTCCGTGCATCATACCTTGCCCACTTATCAACAATGGAATAGGTTGCTCCCAATTGGCTTTATACTTATTAAAATAGATTACTTTTTTGTGTATGGTATTAGATTCTTTTTTTAAATCTCTTACTTGATGTATTTCTGATTCTTCAAAATGTTGTTTTACAAAATTATTAAGTAAACGATCACTCATGTCAGGTTCATACACATAGATAGGATATCGACCTGTAATTTTAGCATACCGAACAATATCGTTAACTACTTCGTAAGGTGCATTAGGCACAAATTTAGTTTCTTTTGAAACCATAATATTATAGATCCTAGGAGAATATTTATTAATTATTTTGTTTTCAATTATACTATCAACTTTATATCCATAAACTGGGGCCACATCAACAAGCAAATCTAAATTGCTTGAATCAAACCCGCACCAGTTGCTAATCGCTTCAACTAGACTTGGCGGAGCATTTGTAATACTAAGTTCATTATCTTTTTCAACTAATTTTATTTCGTAAGGTTGTTGTTCACAGTCAAGGACAACTTTAAGATAGTTTAAAAAATCAGCTGCTACTTCGAAGTTATTATTCTCTGCAAAACCGTGCGCTGCAACTACATTGGTTTCAGTAATACCAAGCTTCCAGGCTCTGGTTCCAGAATCAAATAGCCAAGATCCATGACTAATTTTAGCAAGGTCTCTTATGTCATTGATAAGTTTTGTTTCATAAGGAAACTTTAAAACAATTTTATCGTTTTCAATATACACAAGTCGGCGCCGGTCAATTTGTCTGATACCAAGACGAAATTTTGGAGTTTCAACTGGACTAACATCAATGTCTAATTTTTCTAGCTGCTTACGATATTTTAAAACTATTTTGATAGCTAGATCGGCTTGTTTATCAGTTAAGCTTTTTCCGTCTAAGGTGGCAGCACTCATACTAGAAAGAATCTGTACATCATACCTAGCTAAGTTAACAATAGGCGGAGTATCGTCAAAAAGCCCATATGGTTTTCCAGTAACTGGATTACGGTCACCATTAATAACTTCTAAATAATCTTCAACGTAAGTAAAAGTTTTCATTTGTTTAGTATAGCATATTTAAAAACTAAAATCAAAAAAAGCCCACCTGTTACAGTGGGCTAAAACCGAAGTAAAAGGAGCTAGCAAAAACTTCGGTTATGCTGCTTTCATACATGTACTTTGAGCAAGTGCCTGCCACTTAGTGGGAAAGCTCTTATACAGTTGTCCAATTTTAATTGCCATACGCAGGCTCATTTCACGCAAACGATTTTTATTAATGTCCATAAAGTTAATAATCTCGTCCTGTGCTACATCACTAAGCTCAAGATCCGCAAACAATTCACCGGAACGAGCAATTTGTTTAATACGCAGGATCTTATCACGCATTGTATCTAGTGTAAGATCCAAGTAGTGACAGCGTGATTGCAGTGCATCCAAGTGATCACGCAGTTTTTGGCTCTTCATCTTATCAAACTTAAGGTTAGTAATAAAGATAACCGAACCTTGGAAGTTAAACGAATCCGGAATACCTTCTTGACGTAGAATACGACTAT